CCAGGTCTAATGATTAAGGAATTGAATTTTTTAGGAGGTTGGCAGCGGACTTGAATTTTTAAATCATTATACATAAGGTCAGGAATAGAACCTACATTACAATGAAATTGATAAACAATATTTAGACAATTTGCTACAGAAATTTCACCCATTGCACCTGAGATACTATCGGAAATTTTTTTGTTTAAATTTTTATTATATCCAGCACCCCAATTTTCTTTTCTTTTATCCGATTCAATGGCTCTTAGCAGACCGGTTTGTGCTGCCGTAAACATATCGTAAGAATTTAATTCTATTTCTTTAGTTTTTCCCATAGCATTTTAAAATAAATAATAATTTCCTTATGCATAGCGATTATATAGCCTGTTATTATAATAAAAATTATTAACCAAATCATATTTTATTTATTAGTTAAATAGTATTCCCACCTGGTTTTTGAAGAATCTGATTGTAATTTATTTCTTTTTCTATTTGTTGTGTTCCATTCAAATAATTCAGTTTGACCAACCTCTTGCCAATTTGACGCTTTATAAATAGTACCTAAATGAACTTTGTTATCTTGATAAGATATAAGTTTAATTATTTCAGGAAATTTAATTTTAATTTCTTTAATCATTTTGGCAATAACAAATGAGGCAGTATTTTTAGGACAAAATTTACTTAAAGCCAACCTTCTTAATTCAAGTATTGTTTTTCCATCTTTCATTCTGTTTTGTGCCACCGGAGATGACCATATACCAACGCCCATTATTGCTTCTTCATAATAAAAAACATAACAAACATAGTGGGTATTTCTAACAACATTAGACCAATGTATTTTAGGCAATCTTGAGTGCCACAATTCATTTAAAAGACAAGATATTTGAGCTTTACTTTCTTTTATAATTATATCGGACACT